ATCGACTTCATTTCAAATCCCTTATCAATAGATTCGAATTCACCCTTACCACGTTCAATATTTGTTTCGCCAGATTGGATTATAACTTGTCCAATATTTGCATATGCAGAGGTTGTTACTACAACAAAAAATATACTAGTCAGACTGCGTGATATCAACGTCAAAGCTATTGCCCGTAATTCCAATGTTCACCTTTTGATCATTTATTCCACTTTGGTTTATATCCATAGTACCACCACCACCTGTTATAGAAACAACTGCGCTGTGTCCAGCAGAATCTCCATTACCTGTTTGAACTGATGTGAATGCAACACCCTCATCTGAGGCAGTAGACGTTGTTGCAAGAGATGAGCTGTTGTTTATAATCACAGTTAACTCTGCACTCTTTCCATTTATAGTAGAGTTGATAATACTGTGATCTCCTGTGATTGTGAAGTTAGCAACAGTATTAGAACCATCGTGCGCCTCACCCACATCAAAAGTGAAGACGTTATCATCACCAGTAGCTGTTATATTTAGTGTGACATCATCACAGTCGCCTGCAGCAGAAGAACTACAATCTAAGTCCACTGTGTTACTAGAACCTGTAAACACCCAAGTACCCGTGTAGTTAACTCCGTTTATGTCAGCTACAATCGTGTTTAAATTGCCAGTTTGGGTGATGTCAAAATTCATGCCATCGCCGTTAATAGATGTACTAGTGGTTGAATTTCCCACTTTGTTATTAGTACCATCTTGTGTTATATCTAAGTCTAGGTTATCACCTATCTGAGTAATATAAATGTCGTTCGCCAGAGTGAATGTCGCTATGTTTAAACCAATCATAATAAAAAGTAACCCTATTGTTTTATTGGTCATTACTTCTCCTCTATATAAAGGTCTGTCTGTTCATACTTCCACAGTCCTTTCTGTTCACCCTTTTTTATCATATCAATAACTGCTTGGTCGATAGCAGCCTTAACTGCAACAGATGTTGGTTCATTGGCAGCCGAACCACTCTCCATCTCAAACGCCGCAGTTCCCATTTCAAAGAACCTAAAGACATTTAAATCATCCTTAATGCTGGCAATTGTTTTAGTAACATTGGAAGTCAAAAGAACTTTACCAGAGTTAACCGAAACAAGTCTCATAGAAACAGTCACCTGATCTGTTCTATATGAGGTATCACCACCTACTCCAAAGTAACGTAGTCCAGTACCACCACTAACAAGGTTAGTATCATAACTAACAATACCACCTTCCAAAATCAAACCAGCCAACTTCAAGGGCTTAAGTTCTGGTTTTTTATCACTCTTATCATATTGTGCATAAGTGGACTTTGCTAGTTGTCTTTCTTTAACTAGGTGATTAAGTCCGGCTCTTTCTATAACTATAAACCAATCACCTTTGCCTGCATTTTGCAGTGCATCAATAACCCAAGAGTCTGCTCCTTGAGTTACGGCAGTTGATAGTTGTGAAAACCTTTCACTAGGTTTCCTTTGTCCTGTCTTGTCCACGAAAGAATACACCGCAATAGTCATCGGTGGAGCGTCTAACAGTGGAAGATTTTCTAATCTTTCCTGTACTCCAGAAACGAATTTAGTGGGTTCTTGTGTTTGAACTTCAAGTTTGTCTTTAGTTAAAGATGAACAACCTCCTAACATACATGCAAGAATCAAACCAATCAAGTAATGTTCCATTTAAAATCCAAAACCTGTAAGTGGCACAACTAACTCTGTAAATGAACCATCTGCTTCTGTGATTTGTACAGTGATTGTACCAGCGCTTACATCTTTCACCCAATAGATAGTCGCACCTTCTAATTCGGCAGTACCACTAAGAGCGCCATCTTCCTCAAACATACCATCGACAAGATTCTTGGAAATCTGAGCGTAAATACGAGATTCTACGTTGGCAATAAATTTGTTAATTGTTTTGTTGTCTTCATCTCTTTCAGCTTGTCTAGCAGCCGATTCTTTATCGTCTTTTATTTGTTCTTTTCGATTATGTTCTATCTGAGCGATAGAAAGAAAGTGTTGTGATTGTCCTATCCCACTAAAGGATGGATTGCCAAATGAGTGAACCAAATCACTAGCAGTGCTAGTTATCGGTAGTATTGTTACTAGGAGTAGTACTCCTATTTTTTCCAATTTCTTCATGTCTTGATCCATACCTTTGCAAAATATCTTCTACGTCACCATCAATTGGCTTACCTGTCTTATCATAATGTTCTAACAACATTGATAATTTTGTATTCAAACGAATTAAATCGTTATCTAACATGCGTATACGATCAACTAATGCAATAAGCGTACCCATTGTCTGCCCAATGATAGGGTCTATAACTTCTGTTACCCATTTCCATATAAAGAAAACAAAGTACCCAAGGCCTACAGCAGCTATTACAGGGAATCCATACTGATTAATTGCGTCTGTTAGTGCTTCCAACTAGAACTCCTAATCGCGTCTGGCATCTTCTTTACCTTCATTCGCAGCAATTCTATCAATGTTAGGTTTCACACCAAATGCATAACTCATAAGAGCATCAATCTTAACCAAGTCGTTGTTCATAGTCTGAACCCGATTATCTAGTTGCCCTATTATATTCTTTATAGTTGTCACACTACCAGTAACCCCTGCCAATATGAATCTTATTGTAAGAAATACAAAATACCCTGCTGCAAGCGCTCCTGCTATCGGTGCTCCAACATCTCCAATGAACGATAAAAAATCCATGATCGCCTCCGTAATACTATTTATAACAGTTAATCTCTTCTTTACAGTATTTATACACGTTGGAAATGTTCTGGATACAAAAAAAGGGACAGAGTTTTACCCCTGTCCCTCTTGAAACCCCCACGGAAAAGAGTGGGAGTCTCTACCTATTTAGTACTGTTAGTACTATTCGTTGGCTAACTTCTCAAAGTATGACATTGCATCATCATCTTCATTAGAAGCAGCTGCGATACCCTGTACAGGTTCTGGCGCTGACTCAGATTTAAACTGAGGTGTGAAGTCAGTAGTACCTTCGTCTTCCATAATCCTGTCTGCGGCAGTCTTAGCGGTATTTACTGTACCAGTAAGAACTGTATCAAGACGGGTCTTCAACTCTTCATATGATTTGAAGTTTGATGGTGCAAGGTATTCTGCAAGTGAATGCTGTGACTTATAGATTGTCTCTAATTCATCATCAGTATCCTTGAGTGCAGACTTGGCAGTGAAATCAGACTTATCGTAGTTCCAGTAGCCATCTACCTTACGAATCTTCAACATGAAGTTAGCACCTTCCCAGAAGTCAAATGGGTTGACTGGCAACTCATCAGGAAATTCTGGTTGCATTGACTCCATCAACTTATCAAAGATTTTCTTACCAAAGCGGTAAAGCATCACCTTACCCTCATTTTGAGGATTAGTTGGGTCACTTACCACATATACGTTTGAAAAGTATTGTAGTTTGCGTTTCTGTTTACGAGCAATCTCTTTATCACTCTCTACACCAGAGTTCCACAGTGCTGAGTTGTACTCACTCACAGGGTCTTTCTGATTTAGGGTGGTTAAGGAATTCTCAATAAACCATTGTCCAGTAGGGCCTTGAAACGCATGGTTCCAAACACGAACCCAAGGTAACTCCTCACCTTCTGGTGCTGGTAAGAATCGAAGTACTGCGTACCCATTACCTACCTTGTCCACCTGTGGTTTCCACAGTCGTTCATCGACATAGGATTTAGAGTCTTTCTGTGGGGATTCGTCCTTTTGGACTTGTTGTAAAAGTTTATCCAGACTGTTCTGGTTTCTTAGTGCTGAAATTGACATATGGTATTCTCCGTATATTGTCGTATGTTTAAGTATATCACCTGATACATAATGTAAATGGAATAAGTTTTATTTTCTTATTCAACAGTATTTATTATACTGTATTTTTAGGGTTTTGTCAAGAGAAAAATCAAAATAATTCTTCTTGTTTTGCCCGTATTTCGACACTTGCCGCATATGAGGCATTTGCCGCATCCCATTCGGATGGAGTTACATCGTTAAGACGTTCTAATATTTCGTCTTCAATTGTCTCTCCATTACGTCCTAGAATTTGTTGCCATGACTCTGATACTTCATGTGAATGTTCATCGGTTTCTGAGATTAACACACTTCCATCGAAAACGTATCCGTTAGCTCTAAGAAAGTTCTCAAACCCATGACACATTTCAGTTAAACTAGAATCCGTATGAAGTGTGAATTCTATTTTGTCGATACCCATATTGACATCGGCTGAGTGTGTAAATTTATACATTATAACTTCTCCATTAGTGGAAAGATTTTAGCAATCTCTAATGCACAACATTGTGCAACTTCCATATGTTCTTTTTGAGTCCCATTAGAACCACGCAATTCAATGTAATGAATCCATGATCGTAAGGAACCATTCATGTACAATCGTGTCCTAGTACAACCTTCTGGTAATACCACACGAGCTTGTTCTTTGGCTATACCATTTTCAATAGCCCAGTCATATGCAATCTTAGATTGACGAATGACAAGATTTTGATGCAGTTCCCATTCCTTTTTCAATTCACTATCGTCAGTGTCAACAGAGTTTTGTCTATTAGTAGCATCCTGTAGACGACACTCTCTTGTAACCATAGAATTCTCCATCTCCGAAGGTTCTGCATATCTTTGAGAAAACTCTTGGAATGCAAAACTTCGGTGGCGAACTATCTGATGAGCAATGTCCCTAGTAGTATTAATTTCAATACATGCACTAGCCATTTCTAACGGACTCCAGTGTTTATGTTTAACCAAATACCTAATCAAACGCTCACTGGTTTCTGCTTTAACTTGTGCAGATGGATTACTGACTTTAGCACAATATGCAATTAAGTCTTGCACATCTTCTAAACCCTCAATACCATCAAATTCTGATGGTTGACTGTAACTAATCAATCGTGTTGATGTTACCATTTTCTTCATCTGACTAGACATTTAGTTCCTCATTATGATGGTTTACGATACTTTGGGCGATTACCATTCATGGGTCTACCTTGATTCTCTCTGAGTTGCTTTCTGAGAAGCGTATCTTGTTTTTGTAATTCTGACAAATCAAACTCTAAAGTCTTAATTCGTCCCTTTGCTTGTTCTAACTTAGAACGATAGAAATCTCGTTCTCTAATAACTTCATTCGTTGGAGTGCTTAGTGCCATGTCCATTAGAATGTCTCCTTAACTAATTTAAGTAGTTTGGTTTTGCACTTCTCCTTATCATAAGAGAGGAATGCAGCGTATTTGACGATTAATCGTCTGTTGTCGGGCCATATTAAATCATCTTTCAATCCTTCATCAAACCTTTTAACAAAATTCAGTAACCCTTGTAAGATTACTACTGACTCTACTGATACACGCTTTGCAAGCATGTTCTTTAGTAGTACAGGATGTTTGCCGTTCTGTAAAGAGAATACTTCATCAAAACTTTGAACTTGGTCAAATACAAAATGCATATCCTGTAAAAAGTTATATGTCAATGATTGTCTGTTCTTAGACCATTCCATATAATTGTCTTCACTAAAGTCACCTATCCATCCCTTGGGCGACTTTATAAAGTTAGAGAGATAATACTCCTGTGTCTTCTCCCCATACTTTTTTGCAACTCTTGCGAAGAAATACCTATCTCTGCGTTGTAAGAACGAAGCCTTGGTTGCAGAGGTCTTTCCACCATATCTTGTATAGTCATAGTTGCTGGTGAAATGTAATTTCAAACCAAGATATATCTGGTATGATTGCCATCCATCCATAGGACTAGTCCTTAAATTGGTAGTGTTGCCAATCTTGGCAAGAAGTTTAGTTTCCTTGCATCAGCTTCTATTTTTTCTTTGAGGGGTTTTGAGATAAGAGGCCCAATAGAATCGGGTTCCATACTGTTCTTTTCACAGTAGTCTAATATAGCATCCATATACGATATATCGTCTGCGGTATTAACTATGCGTTCAATCTTTAGAGCAAACTTCTTTGGTGTCATCACCACTAGTTCTTCTAGGTTCATTATATAACTCCTCTTATGAGGTTAAAAAATAACAAGAGGTTAATCCCTTGTCGGTGAAATTGGAGCGGATAAGAAGAATCGAACTTCTGTCTTTTGGTTGGAAACCAAAGGTCTTACCATTACACAATATCCGCTGAAAGTGTTTTATTTATTTATGTAACCATTATATCAGATAGCACTCTTAATGTCAAGAAGTTTATTTATGCCTTTTCCAGAACCTATGATACATGCTTCATTAGCTCGTTCAACTGCAAACTCTACTAGTGACCAAGTCTTGGTACTATCGTTAAATGCAACCACTATTCTTACTGGAAAAGGTTGCCCAGTAGTACCTCTAGCCATTCCAGAAAATGAGAATAGAGGTATCTCTCTAAACTTCTTGGTTATATCAATAACTTCTTTTGATGTACCACAAAAGACAGGTTTATTTATCCATTTTGGTACAGCATAAGACTTAGCCGGCAATACCAGCAGAATTGATCCCAACACCATTATCAATAACGTCAGTCTGCACTTTGTTATTAGCCTCATTTTCTTTCTCCCATTGAGCTGTGAACTCATCAATGGTTTCAATAAGAAGAGGCAGATACTCAGTCTTTTCTTTTACAAACTCTTGAACAAGTCCATCTTCAGTAACAACTAGAACAACAATCTGAGTGATTGCAATACCAGTACGTTCTTCAAACATCTCTGCATAAGCAGCACATTGTATATAGTATTCTAAGTTCCAATCATCCTTGCGTTCTGACTTAGAAGTCTTAAAGTCAATAATTGAGGGAACTCCGTTCCACTCAGCAATACAGTCTACTCGACCTGCAACACGATACTTCTCACTCCACAGTCCAGCTTCTTGTGCGTAGATATTATCTATGCGTTTAACAAGACATGGTTTAAGTTGTGAAAACAAACACCACGGCAAGAATGCGAACTGTTCCTTCAAAACTTCCTTGTTGTTAAGGAAGTCTTCACACATAGTATGAACAGCAGTTCCTCGAGCGGCAGCAGTACGCATGATATGATTTGCAACATCATTGCCTACACGTTTTCGCCAATCAGCAAGTCCTTTTGCCTTATCTTTACGAACACCCAACACTGTTGTGATGGATGGATAAAATCCAGTGGGCGTATCATAGAAACGCTTTCCCCCTGCATTTTTAGTTGATACCTCTGCGATATCTACTGGTGTATGTTTAAACATATTTTAACCTCAATTTATTCATTAATATAATTATACCACGTTGAACCTAGTCTGTCAAGATGTTTTTATTTATCTAGAAGTCCAAGTGTTTCGTCTAT